GCCGTTTCGTTCCGAAAAGCAGCGCAGGTATCTATGGGCGAAGAAGCCCGAGCTTGCGCGAAGGTGGACTGGGGAGTACGGGGCCGAGGCGAAGCCGAAGAAGAGAAAGAAAGGCTTCAAGAAGAAGAAGGTGTAATGGCTCCGATCAACAAGTATCTCAAGGCTATCGCGAATGAAGGCGGCAAGTCAAAGACCAGCGAGCGAATGTCCGATTCCGACTTCCTCGAAGCGAGCAAGCGGTACATTGTCGGCGAACCGCTTAAAGAGATAGCGGCCGACTACGGCGTCAAGCCGACGACCCTTCGGAATCGTTTCGTGAGGAATGGGGTCAAGAGAGGGGAGAATATGGATCAGGGGCTCACGCGCTCCGTAGTTGACACTATCAAGCGTGAGCAAGCAAACGAACGGATTGAGTGTGAGGATATCCATCAGAGTTATCGTCAGAATCTAGCGTGGGCAATCGACGCGGCCGGGCATTACTTGCGAACCAAGGAATTCCCGGCGACGTGTCCCAACAACTCGGCATACTTTCTTCTTCAGCAAGCGCTGGATTCACCGAAGGAGTTCATGACCAAGGTGAATCAAATCGAGGGCAGGAAGGACGAAGAGGACCAGACCCTACAGGCGGCGAGTAAGCGAGCGATAGAGGAAATCGACGCGATGCTCGCCACGCTTCTAGAAGACGAAGGAGAGGAAGCGCCGCGAAGGGTCTAAGTGTTTACTCCGTTCAGGCAGTTCGTCCCTACTGATCCTATCGAAAATCTTCGCTGGCGCGCGCGGGTCCACCGGCGAGTCATGGAAGACCCTACCTTCGCCGGGGTTATCGAGCAGGCATGTGCCGCCGATCCCGTCTTCTTCATTAACGGGTTCTGCTGGACTCACGATCCGCGCCCGGAAATTAAGAATCCCAAGCTTCCGTTTATTCTCTATCCGTACCAGGTAGAAGCCGTCGGGGAACTGCTTCATGCCATCACGCACGGGCACGACCTCTTGGTTGAGAAGTCGCGCGACGTGGGGGCCTCCTGGCTCTGCTGCGCGGTTCCGTTCCACGTTTGGATGTTTCGGATGCGCCGCGTATTCCTCTTTATCTCCTGGAAGGAGGAATACGTGGATTCGGCAGAGAATCCAAAGGCCCTCTTCTGGAAGCTGGACTTTCTTCTTAACGGCTTGCCCGTTTGGCTTCGCCCTCGCGGGTACAACGCGAACCTCCATCGCTCCAAGCTAAAGCTCTACAATCCGGAGACGAAATCCGTCATCACCGGCGAGTCGACGACGGGCAACGTCTCTCGTGGCGCCCGGCCGACGGCGATGCTGCTGGACGAGTTCGCTATTGCCGAGCATGGCTTTGAGGTGTTGACGGCGAGTCGCGATGCAACGTCTTGCCGTATCTTCAACTCCACGCCCAAGGGCGTGAATAATGCCTTCTATGCCGTTCGCCAGAGCGGGATCAAGAAGCTCCGACTTCACTGGTCGGTCCACCCGGCGAAGAATATCGGGCTCTACACGACCGACGAGAATGGCCGCCTGAAGGTTCTGGACCCAGCCGGCTATCCAGACGACTACGAGCCGCATTTGGATGGCAAACTGCGTAGCCCTTGGTATGACCTGCAATGCGAACGTGCCGGGTCGCCGCAGGAAATCGCGCAAGAGTTGGACATTGACTATCTCGGCTCCGGTGGCCAGTTCTTCCATCCGGACAGGATTCAAGCGGCAATCACGGCTTGCGTTCGTCCGTCGATTGCCATCGGCGATCTTGCCTTCGATGAGCTAACTGGTGATCCGGTTGATTACGGCGCCAACGCTATGGGGCGTTTACGCTTGTGGTGCATGCTCGACTCGAAGGATAGGCCGCTCCATGACAACAAGCTGATTATTGGGGCAGACGTGTCGGCCGGAACCGGCGCCAGTAATTCGTGCCTTGCCGGCTACGACAACGTGACTCATGAGAAAATCTTCGAGTACGTTTCGCCCTACATTCGCCCGGAAGCTTTTGCCGCGCAGACCATTGCGATTGCCAGGTGGTTTAAACAGGTATCGGGTCGCTCGCCGCTCATCATCTGGGAGGCGAATGGCCCGGGGCGGCAGTTCGGCGCTCGAATCATGGAACTCGGGTACGGAGAAATCTACCTGAGGCAGAACGATGATTCGATCAAGAGGAAGGTATCTGACATTCCAGGTTGGGCACCGACGAAGCAGGGGAAGCTCGTCCTGCTGGGTTCGTATCGATCTGCCGTGGAATCGCAGCGGCTTATCAATCGATCCAGGCAGGCACTAGAGGAAACGCTCGAATACGTTATCTTGCCAGACGACAGAGTCATTCATCAGATGGCCGGAAGTGAGCTTGATCCTTCCGGTGCAAGCGCTTCTCACGGCGATCGCGTGATGGCCGATGCGCTCGCTTGGAAAATAATGTCCGATCGGCGCGTGATTCTCAAGAACGAAGAGCCGACGGAGATTCCAGTTGGAAGCTTAGCGTGGCGACAGAAGATGCGAGAGCGGGCTGCGCGCTCGCCGAACAAGGAATTGACTGAGGGGTGGTGATGGTAAAGTTTCCCGAAAAGCAGTTTAAACGGCTTACCGAGGCAATCGAGTGGTCGGAGAATCAGCTTCAGACTCCCCGGCGGAAGCGTATCGAGGCCGTGAAGGAATTCGTCGGGTTCCACTACAGCGATGAGGGCGCGGCCAAAAAGGTGCCGGTGAATCTCCTGAAGCTGGCAGTCAAGATTTACGTGCAGTTGCTTGCACCTCGCGCACCGAGAGCACTCTTTTCAGCCGTGGACCCTGCCCTGAAGCCAACTGCGGCGAATCTTGAATTGGCTATCAATCAAATTCCGAAAGAGATTGGCTTGGCGGGTACGCTTCGCAGGGTTGCCACGGAGGCGTTGTTCTCCATGGGGATTCTCAAGGTTGGTCTCCATCGTGTCGGCGAAATTCTCGAACACGCCTACGGTGCGCCGTTTGTGGATGTTGTGACTTTGGATGATTACGTTGTCGACATGTCGGCCAAGCGGCGCGAGCAGATTCAGTTTGAGGGAAATGGGTATTGGTTGACTCGTAAGGCAATTGAGGATTCTGACTGGTTTGACAAGAAGGCCAAGTCGGACTTGACCGACGATGACGGCGAACAGGAAGTGGTGATCGGCGAGCATGGAGAATCGCGCGCCGAGGGGATTTCCGTTGGCAGCACGAACGTGACCTCTTACCAAAAACGTGTGTGGCTACGCGATATCTGGGTGCCGTCTGATGGGGTACTGATCACTTACGCAGTGAGGAACAAGAAGATTCTCAAGGTGGTTGATTACGAGAGGGATTCACGAGGACCCTACTACATCCTTGGCTTTGACGATGTACCTGGCAATCTATTGCCACTTCCTCCGGTGGCTATCTGGCGAGACTTGCACGAGCTTGCCAACGCGCTGTTCCGAAAGCTCGGCACTCAGGCGGACGATCAAAAGCGAGTCCTTGGCTTTACCGGCAATGATTCAGAAGGTGTCGAGAACTTCAAGAATGCCAGAGATAGCGACGGTATTCGATTTTCCGGGGGAAAGCCAGAAAAGCTAGAGGCCGGCGGAGTGGACGCCAAGACGCTGGCGTTCTTCATGCAGGTTCGCGATCTTGCGTCATACTTCGGCGGCAACCTCGACTCCCTGGGTGGTCTTGCCCCTATGACGGAAACACTTGGGCAGGACAGGCTATTGACGGAAGCGGCCGGCGCTCAGCTTCGGGATATGCAAGGGGAGATGATCAAGGTTGCGCGTGAGGTGTTCCGTGCATTGGCTTGGTATGAGTGGCATGATCCGGTGAAGACGAGGACGCTGGAGAAGCCTCTCCCTGGATTGCCCGGCGTTTCGATTCCCGTTGAATGGAGTCGCGACTCTCGCCAGGGCGACTTTGACGAGTTCGATCTTGACATTGACGTGTACAGCTTGCTTGACGATTCACCGGCCCTGAAGCTTCAGCGGCTTGGCCTCGTCATGCAGCAGTATGTGCTTCCATTGATGCCGGCAATCGAAGCGCAAGGCGGAAGCCTGGACGCCAACAGACTGCTTAAGCTTGTTGCCAAGCTGAGTGATTTCAGTGAACTGGACGATATCGTTACCTTCCCTGTTACGGATACGCAGCAGGCGGGCGGTAGTCAGCGGCCGGCGGAAACGAAACGGACTTACGAACGTATTAGTCGCCCGGGGGCGACACCGCACGGAAAGTCAGATGCGATGCAGCGTGTGTTGATGGGGGAAAATCTCCAAGATGATGAGGCGGCTGTTTTAGGAGGCTAGACATGAATGAGTTGATTCGACAGTTGTTGGGATGGAAGTCTGCTGCCGCGAAGGCATCGGAGGGGCTCAATACCAAGGAGGACATCAAGCGCGGACAGGAGAGCCATGCCAGGAAGGTTGAGGAAGCCCGAAAGCGGGCGGCGCAGCGAGCGGAGGCTCGAAAGAAAAAGCCCCCTAAACAGCCCCAGAAACCACCGAAAAAGCCGGAAAAAGAGGAGTCACCAAAGAAATCATGGTATCAGAAGAACATCTACGACCTGTGGTAGAAGTTTTTCACGTCTGTCGTGATAGAGTACACCCTCACGGGAAGGGAGGTAGGGACTAGATGCCTTGGTATTGCTACACAACCGAGGACGGCAAGACTACTGACGTTCATTTCGCCATGGGGTCTGCGCCGCCGAATATGCAGATCGATGGGAAGCGAGCGTACAGGGATCGGGCGGCGGAAGGCGCCACAGGGTACGTGAAGGGCTCCAAGACGCCAGTGAAGCGCGGTTATGGCAAATGGCCCATGGAGCCATGCACGGCAAGCGGGGTGCATCCAAGCCAGGCCCAGGAGCTTAGAGACTTCCTGGGAAAGCGTGGCTGCCCAACGGAAGTCACAAAGGACGGCGACCCCGTTTATACGAGCCAAAGGCACCAAGACAAGGCGTTGAAATTGCGCAACATGCACAACAGAGCATCGTACAACTAGGAGAAGAGAACCATGTCAGTTGAAGAATCGCTTACTGCCGAAATCGAAGCCGCTGTTGGGCAAGTGTCTGTAGATTCAGATGCAGGAATGGACAGCGAGGATACCGATCCCGTTCAGGACGATACTCAGGAAGAGAAAGTCGAAAAGGAAGAAACGGAAGAAGTTGTCGAAGATGACGATAGCGAACAGGGAGAGGCCGAGAGCGAAACGGAAGGTGAAGAGGAAACGCAACAAGATGAGCAGGTTACTTCGCCTGCAATTAGTGACGAGACTTTGACGCGAGCTATTCGTGCTGGCCTCTCGTTGACCGAAGCTCGTGCTTTTCCGAGTGAGCAATCTCTCTTGACGGCTTGCCTTGCAGTTGAGGGCGCACAGCAGCGCGCTAGTGCCGAAACTGGCAAGGAAGACGAGGAAGACCCGCTTGCGATCTTTGACAATCTGAATCCGGAAGAGTTCGAGCCAGAGGTGCTGTCGCTACTCGGCACTTTGGCTGATCAAATTCGTGCTCAGCGCGAGGAACTCAAGGGCTTTCGGGCGGAACAAGACAATGCCGTGCAGGTGAGCCAACAGGCTGCTGCGCACGAGGTGGAAGCGTGGTTCGACAAGCAGATTGAAGAGCTTGGCGCCGATTTCCACAAAACCCTGGGGAAGGGCAGTTTTAG